GATGTTCCACCACCCATCTTACTCATCTCACCTACCTCAGCCTGAGTATATAAAATTGATTCAATATTATCACCAATATTAGAACCAAAACAACTTACAGGTAATCCTCTTCTTTTACCAAAGTTAGCCCATACAGGTGAAGATAATGAATACCACCCTTTACCCATATAGTCATAGAATTTATCTGCAAACCCCTCAATACCTAATAACTTTTCAGCATGTTCAGCAATGGTTCTAATTCTTTCTAAAGGTTCTTCACCTTCACTCAAATACCCTCTACGAAGAAACGTAATAGATTCTTCATTAATCCAATCAAAAGGTTTTCTTTCTTTCATATTTTTTATTGTTTTTTTATTTTAAAATAAATCATTCGATGTGATTGATTTAGATTTCTTACTATAATTGATACTTCTTTTATAGAAAAAGTCAGTATGTTTTGTAGTTAAGATTTCATCATCAAACCATTCTGTGGTTCCTAATAGTTCTTCATCAATATCAAAAACACTATCAATACCAATAGAGTTTAATGATACGTTAAATCTGAACTTTATAAACTCCATTGTTTGTGCTTTTGTCAAAAAGTCTAAATCTCCTTTTTCAAAAATCCAATTTACAATTTCAGTCTCAGCATCATACGCTTCCATAGTTGCCGAAATTAAGTCTTCAACCAATTGGTCAGTCCACCAATGTGGATTTTCTTGTTTGATAAGATTAACCAAATCAAAACCAAATTCAGCGTGAATATTCTCTTCTTTTGATGTTGCTTCAACAGCATTTGAGATACCTTTCAACATATTCTTGTGTTTGTTGAATGACATAATAACTAAGAATTGTGAGAATAATGACACATTCTCCACAAACATAGAGAATAAGACAACAGATTCAAAATAATCTCTGTTTTCTACTGATTTAGAATTTGAAATGGACTTTTCCAAATATTTAATTCTTCTACGAATAGCAGGAACCTCAAGTAAGTTTTCAAACTCACCATTTAATCCCAATAGTTGAATTAAGTGTGAATACGCATCTGCATGTCTAACTTCAGACTCCGCAAATGTTGCACCAACATTACCAATTTCTGGTTTCGGCATTCTTTTATAAATGTCTCCCCAAAACGTTTTAACCGCGACTTCAATTTGAGAAATTGCCAACATCGCTCTTTCAACCGCAGTTCTTTCTTTTTCATTTAAATGAACTTTAAAGTCCTGTATATCTGATGTGTAATTAAATTCTGTATGAACCCAATATGAGTGACGAATTGCATCCACATAATCATTTAGATTAGGATAATCATAAGGTTTTAAATTCACTCTTTTTGAGAAAATATTTGGTTGATTCTTTGAACGATAAATTATGTATTCTTTAGCAACATCATTTAAACCATTGTCCATAAGTTTATTCTCAACCATATCATGTATTTCGTCTACATGCGGAACGTGTTCTTTATTATTTCTAAAAATTGCTTTTGTAGAAATTCTTGCAATCTTTTCAGCCATTTCTTCATCAACTTTGTCGATACTTTCCATAGCCTTCAAAACTGCAATTTGAATTTTTTCTGTTTGAAACAAGACCTTATCACCACTTCTTTTGATGACATATCGAAGGTCTCTGTTTACCTGATTAGTTAAACTTTCCATTTTATACTCTTTAATTTTTATTATTTATTTGGAGTCTCCCTTTTTTTTCTTTTTTCCAATAACTCCTTAATACGTTCCTTGTTTTTTTCTTCCTTTTGTTCTTCCAAACCTAAGAAGGTAACACTCGAATCTGTATCGATTTCCAACATTTCGTTATCGAACTTGCAATTTTCAAAAACAACACCATCTTTACCTATTCGGGACTTGGTAATGGCAATTGTCGCCAAGTTCATTTCTTTCTGTTGTAGGGATTTGGCAACAGAAATAATAACGTGACCAACTTGTGCTTTCTTAATTGAACCTCCCATTTGGTCAGTTGTAACCACATCTGATGAAATAGATGAACGGTTACCTTGTGTTGCGGTCCAACCTACAATGTCTAACTCGTGACACATAGATTCAAAACCTCTCATTACCGAACCTTCACTTTTCCACTCGTCACCCAAATTTCGGTCAGGGACGATACAATCAATATAATCTACCACCACCATATCGATTTTTGTCCCTTCAGCAATCATCTTACGAATCTGATTTTTAATCTGACTCATTGTAAGCTGGTCTGAAGGTAACTTTTTCAATATAAGTCTATTAGGTGCATTTTCTTTAATCTGTTTAATTTTACTCATTACTTCATCCCTATGTAAAGACAAATTGTCAGGTGCAATTTTAGTCCACATTGTGAAATGTTTTCTTTGAATAATTTTAGGATTATCCTCAAAGAATATCTGTAAGACATTATAACCTAAATTAAATGCGTTATTTGAAATTTTACTTAAGACGGTTGTTTTACCTACACCTGTCGGAGCAAGTATCACACCAATCTCACCTTTCGCTAACCCACCCTTTAGAAGGTTGTCAATACCAATTATTCCCATAGGGATAGGATGACGGAAATCATCATCCAATACCTCATCCAAATTAAAGAAAACATCAGCAGTTCCTGTATCAACTTCACCAACTTGTAATGCCTCACGAACCATCTCTTCCAAGTAATCATAAGACTCAAAATCACCCTTATCGATAATCTTTTGAGCCTTATTCATCACTTTTTGAAGTTCTTGTTGTTTACAGAACTTTAAAGACTTCTCCTGAACGTATTGATGACCTTCATTTGATGCCTCTTTTACTTGATTTAACATATCCAGGACCATTTTTTGAGCCATAGGAGATGTTACTTCTGATTTTGTAATTTGTTCCAAAGTTGAGAATGAAGGAGCATGTTCATATTTGTGATAATACTCCTTAGTCATCTGCATGATTAACTTAAAATATTGATTGTCAAAGTATTTCGGTTCGAGGACATCTACAATAGAATTTGCAAAGTCTTTATATAAGACGATGTTATTGAGAAGTTGTAATTGAAATGTGTTTCCGAGGTATCCAAAATTCTTTTCTTTTGACATAATTTAATAAGCTTTAATCTTTGTTTGTAGAATATAAATATGGTTAAACTAAACGATAATCGAGATAAGTGTGATTTAATTTTTCTCTTGAAAAAATGTCAGATAGGTCTCGAAGCAATTTTTTTAGGTGTGGGCGTATGTCCACGGTATATCTTGTCTTAGGAGGGTATAATTTCGCATCCCAAATTCTATGACAAATTGTCTCATCACCAATACGAATATAGATGTTGAAATACTCAGGACCTTCAGTATTTGACGTAGTTAAAACACTTGGATTTGAAAGAATTAGGTTTACGTTTTCAGACATATAATCCGAAGCCTTGTCCTTCAAATCTTTTTGTATTTTTTCAGAAATTGATTTTACCAATTCGTGAAGCTCCATACTTGCTCGAGCTTTAGGGTTATACCCTCTAACATTAAAATATCTTTGCACAATAATGTTTTCATTAAGTGTAAGCAAGAATTCTAGTTTTGTTGAATCATTATTTTCTCTCATAATTTTCTTTTTTTGTTTTTGAATCTTCTTTTTTCTTTTCTTGTTAATTTCATAAAAGGGGTTAAAAATTCCACCCAAGCATTGTCGTGTTTAGGTAGATACTTAAAAATTCCATCACTCATCATCATTCTCATTAGATTCTTATACCCTCTACCATCAGGGTCCAAATTTTCTTTATAGTAGAGTTCAATAGTCTCTTTTGATTCTTCAGTGAGCAACGGTTCAGACAAATCTACGAGTTTTGTGTTAATTTCAAAAAACTCTTCACCAAAAATTCCCCTTCGAGTTTTACCCGATAAAAGGTTTTGTAAGGCTCGATTATCTTTATCCGTTTTGTGTAACTCTTCAGCTCGTTGTATAATATCGTTAACAGAAGTCACATTATCAACTATCTCAGGAAATAATTTAACAAATGTTTTCTCACCCATATATTGAATACCATCAATATTATCAGATTTATCACCAGAAATAATTTTAAAGGTTACAATGTTCTGATGTGGTATTGAAATATCCTTAAGAGGTATCAAATCTCCTTTCTTAAGGGTTATCTTCTTCATTGGTTGATACACCTCAACATCATCAGAAATAAGTTGTGTAAGGTCCTTATCTGAAGAGAATATAGTTTTATACTCCCCTTCCGATATTTGACAATAATAAGCTATCAAATCATCACTTTCAGTGCCATCAATACAAACCTGACGCACAAACATTTCTTCCAAATAAGTTTTAACTCTTTGAGTTTGCCAATCAAAAGATTCACGTTTGGATTCGTTTAATGTTTGTTTGCGATTTTGCTTATACTCAGGAAAAATAAGTCGTCTTTGGGAGGAGTTATCTTCCCCGTCCCAAAAAACGATTACTTTGTCATAATTGTGTTCCGATAAGAACCTTCTGATTGTGTTAACGAAGTGGTATAATCCTCCGATGTGTTTTCCATCGTGGTAAAACTCTTTTACCCCGTAAAATCCTATCTTTAATAAATTATTTCCGTCAACTAATAATGTCTTAACCACATTTTTTTTGTTGTGGTGATTTCTCACCGATTCTTACAATAAAATTTTGTCACTCTTTTTCATATTCTCTTCAGTCCATAGTGGTTGAAGATTTACCAAATTCCTCAACACTTTTCTCAATATTACATTTACTACAAACCTTTGTTTTCATCTTCAATATATTTCTTCAATAATTTATTAACCAAAGAAGAAATATTTATCGATTTTTCTTTAAGGTAAGGTGGTATGTGAGGTTCAACTGAAACCCCAATTTTAACCTTCTTATCTTTTTCATCTATTTTTTTTCTCCCCATATTAATAAATATACTAAAATATAGTAAAAGTATGAACAATATAACTTTTTTATTCTCCCCTATCTTCTTTTAAGTCAAACTCACCATCCGAACCAATAATCTCTTTCCAATATTCTGATTGTTCTGATTTATATTTTTCAATAGATTTTTTCTCTTCTGTAGTATCTTTACCAGGTAAGAATCCGTGAGGTGTTACTATAATTTTTCCGTCTTCATATCCTAGTCCGTTGATATGGTTTTTCATAACCGAAACTTTAGTTCTAGATGCGAATCTAACTTTTCGTTTATCTTTAACTGCAGATATTTTGGTTGTACCAGCATTTTTTTGATTACCAAAAAGGAACACCAATGATGAGTTTAACCAAACCGCATTACCACCTTTAGCCATTATCTTAGGTTGACCGAAAGGATTGTCAGGTAGGTCAACCCATGGTTGGTTTACAATTATCAATGTATTTTCATGTTTTGAATCTGCCCTTCTACTTCCTGATATTCTTTGGTTAATACCCATACCTATTTTATCGGATAGTGCAGAGGCCGTGTGCATCTTACCTCCCTTTCCTTCAAAAGTCATTTTACAAGGAACTGAACCTACTGAATCCCACATTATACAAAGACTATAATCTAATTCACCTTTCTCTTGTGCATCTAATAAGTCATTAATGTAATCAGTAATTTGTTCTAAATATTCAAAGTCGTTATTGAAAAGGAAAAATCCGTCCCAATCTAATTCACCTGTTTCTTCATCAACTACTTCTTCACACTCGAACCCCATCAATTTGGCGTGTTCGAACGACCACTTCTGTTCAGTGATAATAAACACTGGTAAGATACCTTTTTTCTGAGCATCAACCGCAGTTTTTACCAAAGCAGTTGTCTTACCTGTATCTGAATGACCCAAGAACATATTTAAATGCCCAATAGCAGGACCAGGAAGTCCAACTGCATCTAAAAATTCACCACCTAAGTCAAAAAACCTCTGAGGTTTATATTTTGCTGAAGTAGAAAACTTCTTTTTAATACTACTAAAATCTTTTTTCTTTATTGCCATATCATTTTTTAATTAAAAAATGGTGCAGACAGTGCCTGCACCATTAGATTAGTTTGTTTAGAACGGTAAGTCATCATCCACATCATAATCATCTTGTGGGTCACTAAAGTCTTCCGCCTTTTCTTTTTTATTTGTTGAACCACCTATGGTCATTTCTTCCTCTTCACCGTATACGTATTTTTTCAATTCACTATCCCATACAGGAGTTTCACCTCTTGCAATTGCTTCCAAATACTCAACAGGTTTTTGAGCGTAAACGTCTTGCCACGTTAATTCATCTTCAACCCATTCTTTTTGTTGTTCAGCATCTTCTGAGATAGAACAAGGGTCATCATACATAACTGTCTGAACAACTGTGTATTCGATACCTTTTGGTGTTTTAGCTTTTGATAACTCAATGATAAGGTCTCGACCTTCATTTGCATCAGTAATATCACCTTTTGCCTTCCAAATTGGAATAATCTTGTCTAAGATACCTTCTTGTTTGTAGTTGTCTTTAAATCTCCAAAACTTTGGTCCGTGGTCTTCGTTTTCTCGGTCAATAAGTTTAACGATGTAGAACTTACGTGGACGGTATTGACGAGCCAATTCTTTATCCGACTCTTTACCTGTTGATATCAACTCTTCATAAACCTCAGTAAGTGGTGAACGTTCACCATCGTTTTTACCTGGGTCATAAAGTTTGGTCCACTTTCCATCAATCTGAACTTCGTGATACCATACTTCTTTGAATGGTGAAGAACCGTCAGATGTTGGGAGAATACGAACTCTCTTTTGTCCTGATTTAGTCCCTTTTGGGAGATACGTTGTGAAGTAACGTTTTAGTCGGTCTTCTTGAGACATCGACTGATTACCACTTGCGTTTTTAGTGGTGTTTTTTTCGTACTGAGCTAGTACTGCATCTAATGCGTTTGCCATAATTTCTCTGTTTTACTCTTTTAATTTATTTCTTAATTACTCTATTTTAAATATAACATATAACTTAATTTAGTCAAATAGTTATAAAATAAAAAAGACCACAATTGTGGTCTTATTATAATAGTTAAATATGGGTTTGTCAATTACATTCTCTCTTCATCTTCAAAAGGTTTATCAAAAGATTTTTTGATATCACCTTCAGAATAATTTTCAACATCATCAGAAGTTAAAATATATTCGTTTTTACCTGTTTTCTCCATTTCAACTTCTTTATCCATAAAAAAGTCAGTAAGTTTTTGATTATAAGGATATGAGTCTAAACTTCTCAATTGTAGCCTCTCTTCAGGTGATTTTTGACGATACTTTTCAACTTTGTTTTCTAAGTCATTAATTTTTTGAAGTATTTGGTCCATATCGGATAACTTAGTTGTTAAGTCATTTAACTTATCCATCATAGTTTCCATATACTCTTCTTGTTTCTCTGACATATCTTTTTGTGTAGTAACCAAATCTGTAATATCTAACTCTTCAGTTCCACCTTCTTCAGTTTCCACATCTGTAGTTACTTCTTCACCTTCTGAACCCGGTTCGTCAACTATTTCAACGTCAGGGTCAGTTTCAACGTCAACAGGTTCTGGTTCCGAAGCAATATCCATCGGTTCCTCCGCATCAGCACCTAAATCCGTTGGTAGTTCTGCAGGTTCTTCTTGTTCAAAAATATAGTTATTTATTTTTCTATATCTCTCTATTTCTTGTATGATTTTTCTATCCACTGACATAATAATACTTTTTTAACCGTTTAGAAGAGTTTTTACACCGTGAGGTGTTTCAACTTTCAAAGTTCGATTTACTTTCATCGTGTTATCCACTCTTTCAATAAGGCCGTCTCTCATTCTAACAGTATAACAATCGCCTGTATCTAAATCACAAACTTCTTTATATCCGTTTCCTGTGTCTTTTTCAACAATTCTAGTATCTTTTGACAAATACTGGTCTAATAATGATTTTGTATCCATAATCTTTTTTATTAATAAATATATGTTAATTAGTCTTTTTCTACTTTTAACCGTTATCCCACGCACTATTCTTTCTTTTAAAAGTCTCATAAGCACTGTCAAATAAACTTTTAGAAACCGTATTTCTCTTAATTTCACCATCTACAGTACTAATAATATTTGTCGCGTTCTCAGCCGCGTTTAATTGTCTATCCAATTCTGTAAATCTTAAAGTATAATACCATAAATAGGTGTAAGCTTTTGCCAAATCATCATTTACTTGATTGCTATCACGTAGAGTTGTTATTATAGATTCGTATTGTGCACAAACTTCAGACATAAATTTAACCGACTCAGCAGTATCATTAAATGAAATATACGGAACAACATACTCACCATCTTTAACGCACGTTTGGTTTTCAAAACTAACCGTCCATTTTGGTTTTTCCTTCATATTTTTTAAATTAAAATAATTGTGATTAATCGCTTTCAGACTCTGATTTGTACCGGTTTCAACAAAACCAACACCAAAAACATATTTTTGAACATTCTCACTACTAATAGATGAACCAGTAATAGCACCTCTAAATTGACTTTGGTTTATTGTAGTTGTTGTATATTTTACATAAGGCTTATCTATGTTTTGAACCGCAATACATTTATTGTCATCAGGTTCCGCTCTTTTTGAATTAGTACTAGTACTACTGTTTTTAATCGCATCACTTCTAACTGCCGTATCTCCCGTTGAACTTGCCAACGATGGAACTCTTCTAATATCTGATAAATAATTTTGAACTATGTCTCTATTAACACTCGTTATTAATGTGTCAGGTAATTGTAAAGAATATTTTGTTGCCCTAACACCCTCAAAAGTAGTAACAAAATCTCCAGGTGTGATATCATGAATAACACTAATAATTAAATATGGTCCATAAAACATAGGAACATATCTTAAATTAAAATACATTGTCGGTTGTATCATTACATTACCCATAGAAACCACCGAACAAGTGTAACTAGCATTTTTATAGTAGTTATACAAATTAGCAGTGTTTTGTGCTACTTTCTGACCATCTGCCATAGAACCCATATTAGCCAATATTTGAAATACCGGTGCAATATTCTTTCTCTGAGACATATCAATCGATAACGATTTAAATATATTTTGATTTCTTGTTCCAAAGTCAATGTTAAATGCCACAACTTTATTTCTATTTGAGAAATTAGTAACACCATCTTCTGAACTTTTAACAGGATTTAATGTTGGTTGGGTAATATCAAATGCATCATCCCCATATAAGAAATCTTGATTGGTTGAAGAAGTGTTAATATATTCAGAAACTTTACCAACATAAATGGCTAAGAACTTAGGCTCAGAACCGTGAGTATCAACCTCTAAGAAAGTTCCAAAAGTATTGTTCGCAACATCACTATAAGACGGGTCTGGCATACCTTCTTTAACTCTTTCATTTCTACCATAGAAATTAGAGTATGACGGAACAGGCATAAATGTGAAATAATTTTTTTCTAATATGTGACCAATTAAATTAAGAACACTTTCACTAGAATTAGCATTCTTTAAAAAGTATCTCATATCTTCAATATTAATAATTACCTTATCACCTATAGGTCTATTCGCTTTATCTAAAAATAAAAATTCTTCAAATAGTGTTTTACTTTTAACATCTTGACCAGATATCCATCTATCATTAAAGTTTTTAAATGTAGTCCATAATTCATTTTTAGGTGGGTCACCATCCAATTTTGAAATTCTCTCCTGTGGTTGTGTTTCCTTAACATTTGGTAATTCTTTATTTAATTTAGTGAAAATTTGACTTAACATACTAAATTGATAGTTAACACTATCAGACATAAATTCTTCAAATTCACTTAAAAAATCACCTCTAGTTAAATTATTATCATTATATTTTTTAGTAGCATAAATCTTAATTAATGATGCTAAATCTATAACATTCTGTTCAGTGAATCTAATATTTAAATCAGGGAAGAAATCTGTAATATATGAACCGTTATCACTATATTTCATACCATCTTCTCTATAATCACCAACATATTTGTATAATGCATCCCACGCCTCAGGATGTGTTGCTTGACTAATTGATAATGTAATACTACCACTCGCAGTTGGAACTGTGTCTTCAATATAACTATCAAAATTAATTGGGTCCACAGGTCTTAATGTTTCATTAGACGATAAAGAATTAAACACTTTTCTATTAAAACCACCAGGATTACCTATTTTAAAAATAATATCTCTATCAAAAAGTTGTTTACTGTTAAAGTTAACAAATTTATCCATTTGTGCTTCCGCAATTACTTTTGAATCTGATTTGGCGTTAGTTCCTAAACCATTTGGTTTTTTAACAAACAATAAAGACTTCATTACTTTTTCAATATTGAAATCATATGCTAGTTCATCTACACCATTGTAATAATCGGCATTTATATTAGATGGATTATAAACAATATCTTCATAATCTTTTTCTTTTTTACAGAAATTTAAAAAGTGTTTTTCAAACTCATCCAACATACCTTTTGAAAAAATCGCGAATATCTCTTCAATAGATTTATATTCATTATCTGGATTTGTTAATGTTAGTGATGTTTGTTCATCCTCACTATTATCAATAAGTTTAATATATTCTGTTGTTGATGGCTTTTTTACCCAACTATTATTAAAATATCCATAGTTAGATGCAGACCATAAAGACCTAACCTGACCATTTTGAATCGATTGATTTAGTTGTATTCCTTGAGTTAATTTTTTATTACTATTTAAAACTTCTCTTTGTGCTTGTGTGAATTTTAGATGACCCGCAGATGGAATTAATAATAAATTACCACTAGCATCTTCATCAAAAGACGCATTACCATCAATATCAAAGTATTGGAACCAACTTTCGTAACTTAAAGTTCTACCCGTATTACTAGGGTCATAACCTTGTGGTAAAATATTAAATTGACTTTTACCTAATTTAAACCCACCATTATTAAACATATCCGCAAGTTCGGTATTGTCATAATTTATAAAAACATCTCTACCAGTAAAAAACCTATAGGTGTTATTAACAACTTTAGGATAAAATCCGTTTTTGATTTCCAATATTTCACCTTCACCAGATATTGTATTTATTTTTTCAGGTCGGTATTTAGTTGCACCTGTTATTATAATACTAGTATCAGTATATGGTTGTATATCATACACCTTATTATAATCATTACCGATTGGGTCATACGCAGTTACATAGTCAAAGTCAGTCCATATGTCGTCCAAAATATCTCCATTACCGTCTTTTTCTTGTTTATAACGATGCCATATTGAGCCGTATTTTAATACCCATAGATATGGTAATTTATGAATAGCCGCAAACTTACTAAGTCCGGCAAAAATGTAATCACCCCATTTTATTTCTGTTGACCCATCTTCACCTTCAGATTTACTAAGATATTTTTCACTTAATGTGGGAAGAGGTAATGAATTAAGATATAAATAACCTAAACCAACATATGGGTTATCAACACCATCAGTTTCATTATCAGTCCCTTTTATAATGGCGTTAACAAAATATGGCGTGTTTAGTAAAGATGTAGTTTGTTTTTTTGTTAGGTTATTGGTTGCAGTATCATAGTAACTATCATAGTCCAATAAAGCTTCAGTTAAATAATAATTTTTGTATTCCCTTTCATCATAATATTGAGTCACCTGTTCATTTGTTTCAAAAGAAGTACTAGACCCACCAGCAATATTCTGCGATGGTAAATTTGGTATGTTCTTTTCAAAGTTAAAATAGGTTAAATACTTGTTTGTATAACGGGTATCAGTCTCCGAATCCTCATCAAAAGTTGCTAAGGTTTTTTTAAGAACATTAAAACTCATAACATCCGTAGTTGAATTAGCAGCTTTGAAATTACTAACTGAATCACCTTTCGCTAAGTTTTGTCTTAACCATTGTCTGTTATTAAATGGGAAAACATCTAAAAAGGTATCACCATTAGATGAAGTTCCTGTAATATACTCTTCCAATTGAGCTACAGAGTTTGTTGTTGACTCAATTTCTGTAGAATCAGTTAATATACTATCTAAACTGTATATCCCATAGTCTTTATCAACATACCCTTTAATATATGTCTGAGTATATATGTCTCTTTCTTTTCTTGAATAGAAGCTACCCTGACCATTATTAGAAATTGAGCGTAAATAACCTAAGAAACTATTAGGAGTAAACTTATAATTTTTTAATACTTTAGTTAAACCCGGACTATCTAATAAACCCTCTTTGATGTTTATTGTTTCAAAATCAGCAAAAACATTATAAAGTGTTTTTCTAAAGTTATTATTTCTAATAATTTTATTATAGTGTGAACCGAGATACGTTCTTTCATATATTTCATACAAAAACGAAACATATTCTTCATTTACATATGGTAAGTTATCAAATGGGAATTCAACCGCATTAATACCCATATATTTTGATATTTTTGTTTGGTTTTTAAAATTAATATTAACTGATGGTTTATCTCTTTCTAACGAAGCAGTTAAATATTCTTCAACAAATTGAATTTCAGGCCATTTTCTATTATCCCAACCGTTTATTGAGTTTATAGTCGATGGTTGACCAGGATATTTAATTACATATCTAATATCACCATTTTCATCAGGTTCTTGTACGAAATATTGAGGCCACGGATAAACTATTTTAGTATCTTTAAGTGTTGTTCCTGCACCACCAACGGTAGCTTGTGACATCATATTTTTATAATCAACACCAAATGATTTATCATCAGGTAATATGGCTCTTAACCTATCAGGGTCAGTTCTTACATCCCAAGCATTGTCGTGAACCTCATCCATTAAACGATAAAATGCTTCTCCATTTGCACAAATTACCGCCAACACATTATTAATAGTAGGATTAAATCCTAAACCAACATCTGATGAAACTATTTTTTTAGCCAATGCTTCAGATAATCTTTCTTCAATAGTTTTTTTATTCTCACCAAAACTATCTTCAATTTTTTTCAATTTAGCAAGAAAACTATTCGTTTGAAAGTTACCTCCTTTTAATACATCACCAAATTTAACTAATATAAGACCAACTTCACTCTCTTCAATATTACCATCTTCTGATATAGTATACTCTTTATTAGTTAATTGAAACTCAGCTCTTATCTTTTCTTCAAATATGTCTAATTCCTCGTCAGTAGGTTCACTACCATTAGCCACGGTGTAAGTTTTTACATAATCAAATTCGTTAGGGTCTAATATTTCAGTTATTAAATCATTTGATTTTATATTGATTGTTATTTGAGATTCATATTCTTTACCTTCAATGGTGTATTTTCCTGGGTCATAAAATGTTGGATTTTCTTTTAGTTTTTTATTACCATTTTCTATAAGTCCTTTTAATTCCGCCAATGCGTCTTTTCTAGCGTTACC